TTATCTTCGCAATGCGTTCCACCTATGGAACCGACCGCGATCCTTCAACTGCTGATGAGGCATTCTACAACGAAGCAAATAGTGCTTTCTCTGGTCAGAACTCACAAAACAACCTATCAGACGGATTTACCAATGGTGCCGTTGGTATGGGTACAACTTCCCCTCAAACTGGAAGCAACCCTGGACTTCTGAATCCAGATGGAGAATCTGAACTTCTCTATACAACTGGTCAGGGAATGAGAACCGATGAGGCAGAAGCACTTGGTAGCTCAGGCACTACTTTCAACGAGATGTCATTCTCAATCGAGAAGATTCTTGTTGAAGCAAAGTCACGCGCTCTGAAAGCCGAGTACTCACTTGAGCTTGCTCAAGACCTCAAGGCAATCCACGGTCTGAATGCTGAAGCGGAATTAGCAAACATTCTCTCAACTGAGATTCTTGCTGAAATCAACCGTGAAGTCATCAGAACCATCTATAAGGTTGCTAAGTCTGGTGCTAGAAACAACGTTGCTACTCCTGGAGTATTCGACCTCGACATCGACTCAAACGGTCGTTGGAGTGTTGAGAAGTTCAAGGGTCTTCTGTTCCAAATCGAGCGTGATGCAAACGCAATCGCTCAGCAAACTCGTAGAGGAAAGGGTAACGTAATCATCTGCTCTGCAGACGTTGCTTCCGCTCTAAGCATGGCTGGTGTTCTTGATTACACCCCAGCACTCAATGCTAACCTCAACGTTGATGATACTGGCAACACCTTTGCTGGTACTCTGATGGGCAAATTCCGCGTTTACATTGACCCATATTCAGCAAACACAAGTAATGCTCAGTATTACACTGTTGGATACAAGGGTTCTTCACCTTATGACGCTGGTCTGTTCTATTGCCCATATGTTCCCCTCCAGATGGTTCGTGCCGTTGGAGAGAACACCTTCCAACCAAAAATCGGGTTTAAGACTCGTTATGGTATGGTTGCCAACCCATTCGCAGAGGGTGCAGCAAGAGGACTTGGTAATCTTACAACCAATTCCAACGTATACTACAGAAGAGTACAAGTTAAGAACCTTATGTGATCCATTTGGTTTAAACCTACTTTTCTCAGAGGGTCTTCGGACCCTCTTTTTTTATCTAAATAGTTAGAAAAAAATGGTAAAAACTCCTTTTTCTGGTCAAATTGAAAATAGAAACTTTCTTGCACCAGTTGGATTTAAGTTTACATTAAATAGAGCACCTAAGGTTGCTTTCTTTGCAAACTCAGCAAATATACCAGATATTACTTTGGGAGTAGCAAATCAACCAACATATCTAAAGGATATTCCAATTCCTGGAGATAAAATGGACTTTGGTGATTTTACATTAAGATTTTTGGTTGATGAAGATTTATCCAATTATATGGAAATTCAAAATTGGATGAGAGGTTTGGGATATCCAGAGTCCTTAAAACAAATTCATGATTTTCAAAAAAATTATGAAAAATTTGAGCAACCACAAAAATCTCAAATGAACTTATATTCGGATGGAACTCTTCTAGTTTTAAATAGTAATAATAACTTCAACTTCCAGGTTATATTTCGTTCAATGTTTCCATATTCTCTATCAACTCTACAATTTGATGCGACTGAAGAGGACATTAATTACTTGACGGCAGATGTAAGTTTTAAGTATATGGTGTATAATATAGTTAATCGCAATGGAAATGATCTATGAATTTTAATCTTGAATTAATTCAAGAAATGTGGGAAAACGATTCAAAGATGGATATTGATAATCTTCATACAGAATCTTTGAATACTCCAAGATTACATGCAAAATATTTCGACATTTATAATAATATTTTACTACTTAGGAAAAGAGCAGAGCAGCAAAAGAAAAATATAAAACACGAGAGATATGAGTACTATTCTGGAAAAGCGGATCCTGATGTTTATGTGGAGAATCCATTTCCTAAAAAAATTAGGGATAAAGACTCTATGCAGAAATATTTGGATGCAGATGAGAAACTTTCTCAAATATCATTAAAAGTTGAATACTATGATATTATGTTAGGTTATATTGAAGACATTCTTAAAATGATTCACAATAGAACTTATCAAATAAAAAATTCAATTGAATATATGAGATTCCAATCAGGTTTGGGATGATACACTAAATACTCATAGAATCTTTATAATTCTATGAGTGACGTAATAATTCATAAGAAGAATGAGGTTTACATCAAGTTAGAATGTGAACCTCATATTTTATATGAACTCCAAACACATTTTACCTTTGAAGTTCCAGGGGCAAAGTTTATGCCTCAGATGAGAAATCGTCATTGGGATGGAACCATAAGACTTCTTTCAGTTCATACTGGAGAGATATATGCTGGGTTGTTGGATAAAGTCATTGATAAATTAAAACTATACAATTACACTTACGAATTTAGAGAAAATAAGTTTTACGGTCTACCTTTTGAAATAAATGAGAATATTTCAAAGGAGGGTGTGAATGATTATATGAACTCTATATGCTCCCACAAACCTCGTTCTTATCAAATTGAGGGAGTATATAGTGCTCTAAGGTATAATCGAAAATTATTGATAAGCCCCACTGCCAGTGGCAAATCACTGATGATTTATTGCCTCGTAAGATATTATGTGGGTAAAGGGCAAAGAATTCTTTTAGTTGTTCCGACGACATCTCTAGTAGAGCAGATGTACAAGGATTTCCAGGATTATGGTTGGGATGCTGAGTCATATTGCCATAAAATTTATGCGGGGAAGGAAAGAGAAACTAAATCTCAAGTTATTATAACAACTTGGCAATCAATTTACAAACTTGAAAAGACTTGGTTTGAAGATTTTAATGTTGTGATTGGTGACGAGGCGCACCTTTTTAAAAGTAAGTCTTTAATTAAGATAATGTCAAATCTTCATCATGCAAAGTATAGATTTGGATTTACTGGAACATTAGATGGAACTCAAACACATAAGTGGGTATTAGAGGGGGTGTTTGGTCCTTCTTATAAGATTACCAGAACTATTGAGTTAATGGAGCAAGGTCATGTTTCTAAGTTGGATATTAACTGTATTGTATTGAAGCATCCACCTCAAAGATTTAACGTCTTTGAAGATGAAATACAGTATATTATAGGACACGAAAAAAGAAATAACTTTATTAAGAACCTTGCTTTAGATTTAAAAGGAAATACTCTTATTCTGTTTTCACGAATTGAAGCACATGGAGAGCCTCTTTTCAATTTAATAAATACTAGTAAGAACGAAAATCAAAAAGTATTTTTTGTTCACGGTGGAGTTAATACTGAAGAAAGAGAATTAGTTAGAGAAATTACTGAAAGAGAAAATAATGCCATCATAGTTGCTTCTTATGGAGTTTTTTCTACAGGAATTAATATTAAGAATTTGCATAATGTAGTTTTTGCATCGCCCAGTAAATCAAAAATTAGAAACTTGCAATCAATAGGAAGAGTCTTAAGAAAAGGATCAAATAAAGAGAAAGCAATACTTTATGATATCTCTGATGACTGCACTCACAATTCAAAGAAAAATTATACACTAAATCATTTTATTGAAAGAATAAAACTTTACAATGAAGAGCGATTTAATTACGAAATAATCACAATTAACATATAAGACTTATGGAAGAAGATTTTTATGCAACAATAAAGTTGAAAACAAGTGAAGAAATATTTGCTAGAGTAATGCCTTCTGAAGAAGAGAATGACCATTATCTAATACTGATTAATCCAATTCAAGTTTCCGAAATAACTTCTAGAAAGGGGACTGTTGGATATAAGGTAGAGCCTTGGTTGAAGACAACAAGAGAAGATATGTTCATTATTAATATGGAACAAGTACTAACAATATCAGAGTCTAATGATATCGATATTATTATGATGCATCAAGAATTTTCTAGAAAACTTTATAATGTTAAAAATGGAAAACCAAATCTTTCTAGAAAACAAGGATATATCTCTAGTGTCACTGAAGCAAAAGAGCTCTTAGAGAAACTCTATAATAATAGCTAATTGATATTCATCATTGGTGACAAGGCACATTATATACGAAATTAGATACCCGTGTCAAGTCTTGTGTATAACTTTGTTCGGTGGTATAATTAGTTTTATATATATTTGAGTATTTTATGATTTCCACTTCAAATGTGAAGATAATTCAATCCGAACCAACTCCGATAATGACAAAAAGAAAAAGGTCGGAGCACTACGTCAATAATAAAGAACTCTTGGAAGCAATGGTTCTTTATAGAAAAAGCGTAGAAGCTTCTTACAAAGAAAAGTTTAATGAAGACTTGACAAAGTTACCAAAGCAAGAAAGAGGTAAGCATTGGGAAGGAAAACCACCAATTCCAAATTACCTTGGCGAATGTTTTTTAAAGATTGCGACACACTTATCTTATAAAACAAACTTCATCAATTATATTTTTATTGATGATATGATTTCTGATGGTATTGAAAATTGCGTTCAGTACATTCATAACTTTGACCCAGCAAAATCAACAAACCCCTTTGCATACTTTACTCAAATTATTCACTACGCATTTTTGAGAAGAATTCAAAGGGAGAAGCGTCAATTAGAGATTAAGAACAAGATTCTAGAGAAGACTGGATATGATGAAGTCTTCGTGGATGACAACCAGATTGACGGTGGCAACTATTCCGACTATAATAGCATCAAGGAAAACGTTCAGATGAAACTTCGTTATTGATGAAAATCGCAATCATCACAGATACTCACTACGGTGCTCGTAAGGGTTCTAAATCATTTCATGATTATTTTGAGCAATTCTATAAGAATGTGTTTTTCCCGACGCTGGAACAGTACGGGATTGATACAGTCATCCATATGGGAGATGCTTTTGATAGTCGTAAATCTATTGATTATCAGAGTCTTGAATGGGCAAAACGAGTGGTATTTGAACCATTGAAAAATTGTAATGTTCATATGATTGTAGGGAATCATGATACCTACTATAAGAACACTAATACAATAAACTCTCCGGAACTTTTGTTAAAGAATTATCCGAATGTTAAAACGTATAGTAAACCAACAGAGATTTGTGTTGGTGACTTAAATATACTTCTATTACCCTGGATTAACCAGGAAAATGAAAAAGAAACTTTAAAACTTGTTAAAAAGACATCCAGTAAAGTTGCTATGGGGCACCTTGAACTTCAAGGATTTAGAGTTAATCGTCAAATTGTAATGGAACACGGGTTGGATAGTAAATTATTCGATAAATTCGACCGTGTTTTCTCTGGGCACTATCATACTAGATCGAATGATGGAAAGGTTTTTTATCTGGGAAATCCATATGAAATTTACTGGACGGATGTAAATGATACTCGTGGATTTACTATCTTTGACACTGAAACTCTAGAGCACTTCCATGTAGATAATCCATTTAAGATGTTTTATAACATTTATTATGAAGATACCCTTTCAAAAGATTTTCAGTTTGATGAATATGCAAATAAAATTGTTAAAGTAATTGTTAGAAAGAAAACTAATCCAAAAGAATTTGAAAAGTTTCTTGATAAACTTTATGAATCAAATGTTCAGGATTTGAAGATTGTTGAAAATTTCCAAGTTCAAGAAGTTGAAGACATTAGTCATTTTGAATCAGAAGATACTTTTTCCATACTAGATAGATATATTCAA